ACACGTATTATTCAAGAAAATCAAGCCGGTCTCTAAATCACCTTTAGTGTTCCCAGCTGGATTTATCCTTATTTCTATTCTTATATTTATACCCAGTATATACAGATAATTTAATATGGCGCAATACTTATTACATACAAGAGACAAAGCAGCTTTTCTTAATTCAACCAATAAGCGATTAAAGCAAATCAATCCTGAAACTGAATTGGACATCAATAGTTTTATTGTTGTTCCTGGAAGTGGTGAGGATGACAAGTGTATTTACGTGTCGGCTGATCCAACTGAGCAAGACATGATTGATACTATGATTGACAATAAAGTATATAACTTTAAAGTTAAAAAAATTGACTTGAAAGAAATTGTAAAGTCACTTAAATCACAAGCCTAATCGACACGGAAAGTCTTTTAGGCTTTCTTTCTCTATAAAATCGTTGTATATACGTATTTATTGATGATAAGGTGTAGCTTGAGCAAAAACCCGAGCGGTTTAGGGCTTGGATACACTAAGAAATTTTTGTATATTACGGATAAAATTTTTTAATAATTATGAAATACAAACAACAAGCACTTGTAAAAGTTGAAAAACTAGAGCACCAAATTAGAGCTTTAGAAGTGGGTATTAACAGAGGTAATACCTTAGAGGAAATTAATCAAACAATCGAAAACATTAAAAACTTAACTACAAGTTTAAGAGAAACTATTTCTATCGAACACGACGAATGGGAACAATAATTCTAATACTGTCTTTATTAGTAGTTCTTTTGGGTTATATTTGTTTTAATCTGTTTAAAAAAGTAGAAAAACTAGAGAAAGTAGTTGATTCACAAGAAACTTATTTTCAAGGTGTTTCAAACGCTATTAACTACACAAATAGACGATTAGAAGAAATTGACGAGAAAGGAACATTTGAATCCGATGACGAAATTGGTTGGTTTTTTGAAAGTATAAAAACATTACAACGAGAACTAAATGACTTTAACATTAATGAAAACCGAAGAGGCCAAAAAGACCGACCTACTAGCTGATGATGAGATAGTAGTTGAGTATACTAAGTCGGGTAAAATACGTAAACGTAAGCCTAAGACAACTACTACATACTTTACTGAGGACACTCAAAATGCTATTATAGAATATGTTTTATCTGATGATCAAGAACATCGGAATAATTTATATAATAATCGTATTAAGTATGCTTTCTTTAAATTAACCCAAAATATTATTCACACCTTTAAGTTTTACTACGCTGATGGTGAATCAGTAGAGGACGTACAACAGGAGGTAATTGCGTTTTTACTTGAGAAACTTAAACTATATAATCCTGTAAAAGGTAAAGCTTATTCTTATTTTGGTACTATTGCCAAACGTTATTTGATTTTAAAGAATAAGAAAAACTATCAAAAACTACAAGACAAAGGTGATTTAAATGAGGTAGATGAGGATAAAAAAGTAAAAGAAGAAACGCTACATCATCATTATAACCAGGACCATAGTTTGGTTGAGTTTATGAATTTATATGTTGAATATATTGATAAAAATCTTCATAAAATATTCCCAAAAGATTTAGATGCTAAAACAGCAGATGCTATTATGGAATTATTCCGTAAACGTGAGCATTTAGATATATTTAATAAAAAAGCACTATACATCTATATTCGTGAGATAATTGATGTAGATACTCCTCAAATAACTAAGATTACTAAAAAGTTAAAACAGATATATATTGAGCAATTTAATATGTACTATGAGGAAGGTTATATAAATATCTAACCCTTTTACACCTCTATATTTATAATCAAATTATAGCTTATGGATTTTGATAAAGTAATATGGGGTAATAAAAAATTCTCCGACTTACTCAAAGACGTTTATACTAATTCTAAAGAAAAAGAAAAACAAATTAAAGACCTGATTGAGACACTAAAACCATTGGTTAAAGACACCCAATCAGCTCTTATGATTGTTCCTTTAATAGCTGAGCATTTAAATATAAGTGTTAAAAATGATGAACAACTTGTAAAATTAGCAGGTATTGTTCAACGTGCTTTATCTAGTACATCTACAGATGAGGCTGCTAGTTATATTTTGAGTGAGGCTGAAAAAGAACAATTATTTTCTGCTGTACAAGAGGTATCTAACAATATACAAGCACCTGAAAATAAGGAATAATGAGTGGAACTAGAGTAAGAACAGGACTATCTACTATTACCGCTAATATGGGTAATAACAACTACCTTCCTCCTGAGGGATATAAGGTAGGAAAAGTTTATGCTGTTATATTAAGTGATAAAAGTGTTCCTCAAAGTGTATGGGAAGCTAATGGAGAATGGGATGGTATAGGTACTATATTATATCAAGAATATGATGAAGATGGTGAATTAGACATAGCAGACATTACAGATAGTACTTTAGCCACTTTACCTACAGCTTTACCTTTATATCCAAATCAAAAATATTTTCCATTATTAGGTGAAATTGTATTGCTGATGAATCTACCATCGGCTCCTTCTCCTATTACTAATAAAACAGAAGAAACATATTATATTTCTACTGTTAATGCTTGGAATAGCCCTCAGTTTAATGGTTTATTTTTGGATGAAGCTAAAAATATCTTATACGATTCATTTACTGAAAATGAGAATTTTAGAGGATTACAAACATTTGAGGGTGATTATATATTAGAAGGACGATTTGGAAACTCTATTAGATTTGGCAGTACCAATAAATCAGGTAACATAGATAATTCTCCATGGTCTACTAATCCAGGTGAAATAAGTAATAACCCAATAGTATTAATTACTAACCAACATAATTTCAAATTACCAGGATCAGATTTATATGTAGAAAATATAAATGTAGATGGTGCATCAATATATTTAACATCTGAACAAAAAATTCCTTTAAATATAGGAAATGTTAAACTAACTAATCTAGTCCAACCATTTACAATATCTCCTCGAGATTATACTCAACCTCAAGTTATTATTAATGCTAATAGAACTATTATTTCTTCTAAAACGGATGAAGTATTAATATTTGGAAAATCAGGAGTACAAATGTATTCTCAAGGTCCTATTTACTTACAAAGTAATAAAGTAGGTTTGTATATGGATGGTAAGAAAATATTTTTAGGTCCTACATCTCCTATAGCAGGTCAACCTTTAGTATTAGGAAATAATCTTAAAATTGTTCTTTCTAATTTAATAAAAGCTATGAGTAATTTTTGTTCTCTAACATCAGGTGCTATTAATAACCCTGAAGGAATAGCTGAGATGGGATTTAATGCGGGTGTGTCTGCTTTTCAATTATCATTAAGAGCACTTAACAGAGATATTAATAAAACTAATTATTTATTATCTAAAATAACATATACAGTATAATGGCAACTACTAGAGAAAGAATAGAAAATGCTAAGAATGCTTTAGATAATACTAAAAATTTATATAATGATGCTAAAAGACAATATGAAGCTACAGTGGCGGCATTTAATGTAGCTAAAGCATCTTCTTTAAAAGCTAACTCACTTCTTAGTACTTTAAGAAATACAGCTTTAGATTCAACCCAAATTATACAACAAGCAGCTCAATTTGCCGCGGATCCCGCTCAATATGCTGCTATTGTTAACCAACCTGGAGTTGATCCTCAAGTAATAATTCAAACTTTAATTAATCAAGCAGTTAGAGAACTTAATGTTGTTACAATTGCAGCAAGAAAAGCTGAAAGAGAAGTTCAAAGAGCTAATAGAGCATTAACTGGATTCCAGGAGAGAATAAACTTAATAACAGGACAACTTGCAGCAGCCATATCAACTCCTAGTATAGATACATTAACAATTAACCAGGAAAGAATAACTAATGTTTTAACTAAAGAAAATACTAAAAAAATAGCCTTAAATGGTGCTCTTATAATAAAAAAGAATGCTAAGGCTGTGGTAAAAGCATTAGGTAAATCTGCTGCTATATATGCTCTTTCTAGAGTATTAAGTAATCAAATAAACCGTCTAGCTAATAACGTTCAAGAATTATCTGAATTAGTAGATAAAACCAATGAATTAATCCAGTCGGTTAAAACTAAACAAGATGTTCAAAAAGCAAAAGTTGCTAGAGATGCAGCTATTAACTCATTGAATAGAGCAGAAAATAAAGTTAGTGGAATTAGAAAAACTTTAAGAACTTTAGAAAGATTATTATTTGTATTAAAATTAGTATTATTTTTACTTACTTTATTACCCTTAAAAGTAAGACCTAAAAAAGTAGAAAGAATAGTAAAAGCAATACTAAATTTAGATGCGGCTAGTGTTATTGTAGGAGTAGTAAAAAGAATATTTGATGATTATGTAGCTGAAATAGCTTATCAAAAATCAAGATTACTACCTATAAGTGATGTTGTAGATCAAGCCCTTAACAATAATCTAAGTTCAGATGAAATAAATGACTTATTAAACAACTCTGGTTTTGGTAGATTGGGACCAGTAGACGGAGTAGTTTATAGAGGATTTACATTTGCTATACTTGAAGAAGATGATCCTAGATTTGTAGTTGCTGGTAATAAACGCAGATATGCTGTAGCATATGATAGAAGCGGATTTATAGTATTACGCTCTACTCCATCATTTACATTGGATCCTGAGGTTTTAATTGATGAATTAAGACTTACTATTGATGAACGAAATCTCGAACCTTAATATTTATTGATATGAAAACACAAGAACTAAAAACTCTTATTAAAGAAGCTGTTAGGGAAGTTTTGAAAGAAGAATTGGCTAATCTTGGTAAACAAAAAATCCAAGAATCAATTAGCTCACAAGAGGAATGGCCTACTATTAAACTAAACACAGGTAACACTAACCCAGCATTACGTCAAAGTTTGATGGATCAAATGGGTATTCCTGCTCCACCAACAGCTAAACCAACTACATTTGCTGAAAAACAAAATGTATATCAGGATATGTTAGCTCAAGTTGCATCTGAAATGAGACAAAATCCAGGAGAAGTAAATAATTTTAGAAGTATTTCTTAATGGCCTACGTAAAAAGTACTAGAGTTGATCCTAGAGATTTAAATAAAAATACAGCTATAGGTGTTAAATTACCGTTTAATGCCCCTGGTGTTTTTTATAGTACTTTTTCTACTAAAGAACAAATTAGATTTAATGTTGTAAATTTAGTATTAACTGCTAAAGGTGAAAGAGTTGAAAATCCTAATTTTGGTACAAACGTAAGATCACAATTATTTAATCAAATAGATCAAAGTACGTTTAGTGATCTTGAATTAGACCTTGTAGAAAGTATTCAAACATATATACCTAATGTTAGAGTAACAAGAGTAAACTTTTCTCAAGGTGGTGAATATAATGATAATACTTTGGTAGTAACTATAACATACCAAATATTAATATCTAATGAAGTAGATACTGTAACAGTTAATTTTGAATAATGACAAACAACAAAAACATATCTTATTTAAATAAGACTTTTCCTGAGTTTAAAGCATCTCTTATTGAGTTTGCTAAAAACTATTTCCCAAACACATACACTGACTTTTCAGATGCCTCTCCAGGCACAATGTTTATTGAAATGGCTGCGTATGTAGGTGATATTTTGTCATTTTACACTGATACTCAAATTCAAGAAAATTTTGTTTTAACAGCCAAAGAAAAAACCAATTTATTGAATATGGCATATTCTTTAGGTTATCGTCCTAAAACATCATATGCCTCAGTTACTACAGTAGACTTTTATCAAAGAATTCCTATTTCAGCAGGAAGTCCTGATTTAAACTATTGTTTAATTATTCCTGAAAATACTCAGTTACAGTCAGTTACTACAGGAACTAAATTTTTAACTTTAGACAAAGTAGATTTTTCTGCTACAGGTTCAGTTGAAATAAGTTTATATGATGGTAGTAATTATTTGTTTAAAAAATCAGTTAGAGTAATATCAGCTGAATTAAAAGAAACAACTTATACTTTTGGGGCACCAGTTAAATTTACTTCAGTTGAATTAAACGAACCAAACTTTTTACAAATATTACAAGTTACAGGTAGTGATGCTAGTACATGGTATGAAGTACCTTATTTAGCCCAATCTACCGTTATTAATAAAACAACTAATACAGGAGTAAATGTTAGTAAAGTACCTTATAATTTAAGTTTATTACAAACTCCTAATAGATTTGTTTCTAGAATTAAAACAGATGATATTGTAGAATTACAATTTGGTTCAGGTATGTATGTTAACATACCAGATGATGTTATTATTCCTAATCCTGATACGATTCAATTAGGTTTAGTACCTTCTGTAGATACTTCTGATTTGGTTAATGATTATAATCAAGCTGCTGTATTTTATACTAAACAATATGGTACTGTACCTTCTAATATTACTCTATATGTTCAATATACTACTGGAGGAGGTATTAACTCAAATGTACCTGCAAATGATATTACTCAAGTTGTTTCAACAGCTGGTATAACAGCGGTTAATCCTTCAAATACTAACGTTGCTTTATTAACATTAGTATGTACTAACCCAATCCCATCAACAGGAGGTAGAGATGGGGATACAGTTGAAGAAATCCGTTTAAATACACTAAATGCTTTTTCAGCACAATTACGTTCAGTAACTAAAGATGATTACATGAACCGTGCTTTAAGTATGCCTACAGATTTTGGTACTATTGCTAAAGTTTATGTAGAACAAGCATCTGCTCTATCAGTACAAACAGGTAATGATCCTCTAATTGATAATAATCCGTTAGCATTATCAATGTATATATTAGCATATAATGGTACTAAAAAGTTAGAAAATGCTACTTTAGATTTAAAAACTAACTTAAAGAATTATCTTGAACCATTTAGAATGGTTACTGATGCTATTTCTATTAAAGATGCTTTTTATATTAACTTAGGTTTAAATTTTGATATTACTGTAATTCCTGGATTGAGTAATAAACAAATATTAACTGATTGTATTGTTGCTCTTACAGATTATTTTGATATAGATAAATGGCAAATCAATCAGCCTATTATTTTATCTGAAGTATTTTCAACCCTATTACAAGTAGAAGGAGTACAATCAGTAGTAAATGTCCAGTTTACTAATTTATCAGGTGGTAATTATTCTCCTTATAGCTATGATGTTAATGGAGCTATTAGAAATAATATATTATATCCTTCACTAGACCCATCAATTTTTGAAATTCGATTCCCAGAGACAGATATTCAGGGTAGAGTTATAACTTTCTAATACTTCTATATTTATAGTAAATAAATAATATAGATGGCCGTCTACAAAATTTTTCCTGAAAAGGATGCAACTATTTATTCTGCATACCCTAACACAAATACAGGGTTAGATCAAATACTTGAGATTCAAAATCAACCTCCTCAATTAGGGGAAAATAATCAAGTATCTAGGATTTTACTTCAATTTCCTTTATCGGATATTCAAAATACTATTACTTTAGCTGGTGGTCCTGGTGATTATGAGGCTTACTTAAGATTATTTATAGCTAACGCCACTAACCTTCCTGATAACTATACTGTTAATTTTTTTCCAACTTCTCAATCCTGGGAATCGGGTACAGGTAGATTTTTATATAACCCTTCAGATGAAAATGGTGTAACATGGACTCAAAGAAGTAATGGAAATAATTGGCGTACTTCTAGTTTTGTACCCAATACAACTGCCTCTTTCCAACCAGGTACTCCAGGAGGAGGTACATGGTATGTATTATATGAAGATTCTCAGTCGTTTGCTATAAATGATAATAAAGATATTGAAGTAAACGTTACTGATGTTATAGGTAACTTTAATAATGGAAACCTTCCTAATAATGGTTTTCTTATTAAGATGGAACCTCAGTATGAATTTAATAATTCATCCTCATTTTCATTAAAATATTTTTCTAAAGATACTCATACTATATATCCTCCTCAGTTAGAAATTAGGTGGGATGATAGTAATTATAATACTGGGGCTTTAACGGTTTTATCTACTGATAACACCACTGTAACACTAGGTAATAATATAGGACAATATCAAAGAGATACTGTATATCAATTTAGAGTAAATGCTCGACCCATATACCCACAAAGACAATTCACAACGGCATCTGTTTACACTCTAAACCAAGCATTACCATCAGCATCATATTATGCTATTCAAGATCTAGATACAGGTGAATATATAGTAGATTATGATGTTAATTATACTAAAGTAAGCTGTGATTCAAATGGTAATTACTTTAATTTATATATGAATGGTTACCAACCTGAAAGGTACTATAAAATATTAGTTAAATCATCTTTTGCAGATGGTTCAACTATGGTATTTGATAATGGTTACATATTTAAAATTAATAAATAATGGCTGAAATAATTCCTGTACAGCAGTTTGTTTATGACAAAGATAGATTTTCTAAAGTTGTAAACACCCAATTTACTGAATTTACACCACCAGAGCCAACTACTCCTGAGGTTACTGTAGAGGAATTTTTTAGATTATATGAAGAATTATTTTTTGAAATCCCAAGAGAAGGGGATATAAATTCACATAGATATATTTTAAATAGAGAAGCTGAATTTTTAGGTGTAACGTTTGCTGATGATATTAATATACAAGCACTGTTACAAGAAATAACTGATTTAAGACAACAATTATTAGCTGCTGAAACTTTAAATTCTAGATTAGAAGAACAATTACCTTTAAGTGGTTTAGCTGATATAGAAAGACAAGAATTATTAGCAGAAACTACGATTAGTCCTGAATCTATTATTGAATCATCTACATTAGAAACTGAGCAATTACTTATTCAAGAAACTTTATTAGCTAGCCAAAACATAAATGCACTTAGTGATACTACAGATTTAACCACAGATGTACAAGCAAACCTAATACCTACAACCAACTCAGTTTCTACTAGAAGACTAAATACACCAAATCCAAGAAGATCTATTACTGTTACAACTTAAAAAAATGGCAAATAACATCCAAATAGTAGGCCAAATTTTAGATACTGATATAGTAAACCGTTATACCTTACAGGATGAACAGTTACTAATTCCTATTTTACAACAAGAAACATTTGGTCAACCAAGTGACTATATAGAATTTTTTGTATTTGATGTAGGAGGTAATGTCTTAAATTCCAATTACAACTATACTTCTTATAAATTACCTCCAAATTCAGCTTATTCTCAAAGTTTACTTCCTAATCTTGAAATAGATCCTATTCAGGATATTAAAGATTTGGGTTACGAATCAGGTGAAGTAACAACAAGATATAACTTTTTTAGAAAAGTAGCTAGTGAGCCTTTTAGTAATGAGTTATTTATTCAACAAATATCCTCAGATAGAACTGAGATAAGAGTAAATTCAACTATATTAGATGATAATGAATTACTTTCTATCACTGCTAATTTTTTAAATAACCAGAATTCATTACCTTACTACTACTATGTAATATTAAACTTTGGCGATAATAACCAAGTTATTGCTGTTAATTCTTTAAGTGCTGTAGATGATAATGGAGATGTAAGTGTTTTATTTAAATTATACCAACCACTTCCCACAAATGTTAGTTTAAAAGATACATTTTGGATTGTAGAGGAAGTAGTTAACCCTTATATTTTTGACATTAACTTAGATAAGTTAATTGCTCTTCCTCCTCAACCAAGATTAAAAGGACCTAACTTTGATATTGATTTACAAATTAAAGAAGTAGTACCTACTCCTTATAACAATTACAATCAATTAATATCTTCTCTAACAGGTTCTTATTATCAAGCTGTTTTAAATTCTTTAGCTAATCAAGAAACAAATATTAACATTGATTATAGTGTACTTAATGAATTTGTACATTATAGCTCTGCTGAAAATAGATTAACTAATTTTGTTTATAAAATAGGAGAAATTGAATCATATCAAGCAGAAATTAATACTAATACTCCATTAACAGCTAGTAACTCATCTTTAGTAGCATCTGTTAATAGAGCTAGCTCTAGTATAAATGATATTATAGCTACATTTGATGGATTTGAATCTTACTTATATTTTACTTCAAGTTCATTAACATCATCTATTGTAGAATATACTTTAGAAACAGGATCTTTCTTTACATATAATATTGCTCCTTATCCTAAATCTAATTCTACTCAACCTTACACACTATACGCATCATCATCCTCAACTACTCAAAATTGGTTTGCTACAGCATCAAGTGTAGCTATTGCATTTGATTTAGATAATCAAGATGCTCTTATAAATGTTATTCCTTTATATATAAAAGAAGACCCAGATAACTTCTTACCATATATAGTATTTGTAAACATGATAGGTCAATATTTTGATAATATTTGGATCTATATTGATAAACTTACAGATGTATGGAATAATAACAATAATTTAAATGAAGGTATTTCTAAAGATTTAGTATATGATTGGTTAGAATCGTTTGGGGTTAAAATATATAACTCACAAGGAAATCAAGATGTATTAGATTATAACGTAGGTGGATATAGTGGCAGTGTTGTATTTAATGGAGATTATTCACCTTCAAGCAGTTTCTTAAACAACGTACCTAGAAAAGACTTAGTACAAGATACATACAAACGTATTTACCACAATTTACCTTACTTATTTAAAGCTAAAGGTGCATATGGTGGTTTACAAGGTTTAATCACCTTATTTGGTATTACAGGTTCAATATTACCTATAAGAGAATATGGTGGTAATACTGATTACCAAGATCTTACAGGATATAATTTAGATAAGATTACTTTAGGAAGTAATACTATTACAGGTAGTGTTTTATCTTCAATAAAACGTTTAGAAACTACTCCTACTTCTTCAAGAGATGTTAGAAGTCAAGATTTACACTTTATTGATGTATCTTTTTCTCCTGAAAATCAAATTAACCTGGCTGTATCGGCTTCAATAACAGCTGTATCTTCATCGTGGGTTATTGATGACTATATTGGAGATCCTCGAGACTTATCGTTAAATACCTACCCTTCTTTATCATACGAGCGTGATTATTGGTTTGGAGAAACATTTAGTGGATCGTTTGATTACGGTGGTTTTATTAGATTAATTCAATTCTTTGATAATTCATTATTTAAAATGATCAAAGATTTTACTCCTGCAAGAGGTAATACTTGGACAGGAGTATCCATTAAGTCTCCAGTATTAGAAAGACCTAAAGTAGCTCAGTTTAATCCTATAATGATTAACCAAACAGAACCTGAAGGTGAAGTTACAGGAGCAGCTATTTTACCCGTATATGATCCTTATTATTTCTACTTAGCTGGAGATAAAGAACCATATTATGAAGGTAATATTTCAGGTTCGGTTATTGATACTTATGCTTATTTTCAAGAAAATAATAGAAATCCATATTTAGTAAATAATACTATAGGATATGTTCCTCCTGGTTTTGTAAGTGGTAATACTGATTTTATTTTAGATACTACTGCCCCTAGACCTGAAAACTTCTTCTTAAACTCGGATTTTAATGTTCTTCAAAATAATGTTGATTTGAACTTAGAATCACAATATAGAAAAAAGTTAACCCCAATATTATCAGTAGATAATTTAGGAAGAACATTTACTTCATATTCAATTAGTGAATCTGTTGAATTACAAGATTCATACTTATCTTTAACATCATATGTAAATCCTAGATATGAAGGAGTTCAATTATATGGACAACTATTTAATACATGGTCTATAGGAGATAGTTCATATGGACAATCTCCTGTAATTAACTATAATGTTAAAAAATTAGGTTTATTTACAGAAATAGTAAATAACATTTATTTACCAAATAAAAGCACAGTTAACTTAAAATATTTGGTTGATGAATTTGGTAGACTTACTGAATTAAATAAACGTAATAGAAACTGGGAAGAAGTTCAAAATACATTTGAAACAGGAGATTTTTTAAATATTTCTTTATTTGATTCTCAAAAATATTCAAATCAACGTTTTACAGATGGTAATAAACGAATTCAAGAAAGTGGATATTCTTATGTTCCTGTATTTTATTCATATGGAGAAGAAGTAGGAGATGACAACGTAGAAACAGATGTATCAGTATTTTTAGCTCCTATTGGTGAATCTCAAAACGTTTTAGATAGGTATTTCTTTCTTTCTTCTAGTGCTACTGGTAATCCTATAGTATCAGGAGGCTTACCTGCACAAAGTGGTTCTAGATTTGTTTCATCTAGTGCTGCTAGTGTTTATCCTAATGGTAATGTTTGGGAAGTATGGAACTTATGGAACATAACAGGGTCAAATTCAGTTCCTGGAAATTATTTTTCTCCAGGTGTTGGACCCGGAACTGGTAATCGGGTTACTTCATCATACTATACTATATCAGAATTAAGTAACTATCAATTCATATATGATTTTGATATTATAGCAAATTTATTTGTAACTGGAGGAGCTGTTAGTCATATAACTGCTAGTATGGAAGTATGGAAATATACTACTGCTAGTAATTATAGTGTATCTAGTGCATTAGATGTGAATTTTACCACATCTTCATTTAGTGGGCAATCTTATAGAGCAGTATTAGGAAATATAGCTACTGGTTATACTAACATAAGAATTAACCGTACAGGTATAACAGAAACAGTTCAAAATAATTTTGTAATATTTGAATATGATACTCCTTTTAGTACTACCCCTACTCAAACTATAAGTTCCCTATTTGATCAAGTTTATGAGCAAGTAAATTTTTCTGTTATTGTTTCTGAAGGTTCTTTAAGATTAGCTCCTGCAGATGCAGATGATGGTAATGTTTTTCAAAGACAAATAATAGATTTAGGTACATTTTGGATAAACCAAAACGAGTTAAGTGCTCTTCCATTTGCTATATATGGAATTAAAAAATATAGTACATTAGACGTTATTTCAACTACCTCTAATACTGATCAACGTATAAAATTTAGAAAAACAGTAAATATAGAATCAAATAATATTGCTATAGGAGATAGAATAGCATTCAGATTCTTTATAGGTAATAATAATACTAATAGTAATACTGGTAGTATAAACTATATTAATATGGTTTCTGATGGGTATTTAAGAGTAGTACCATCTCAAGGATCCATAGAAACTGAAAATACTGAAGTATGTTTTGACCAACAATCAAATGCTTTTTATTTAAATAGTCAGCTTTCCCCATTTTTTGGCCCAATATATTTCTTTGACCCGTTAAATTCAGCAATACCTACTGCATTAACATCTTCATATCAATTATTATATAACCAATATGGTGATATTAATTATCCATTTGTTTTAGAAGCAAATGATAAAATAGTAATTCAAGCCGTTGATGACAGTGGACCTGTTTTAGAATATACAGTTAGTGATGTAAAATTTCAAGGTAGTCAAAGTTTAGCTTATATATATGTTAGAGAAGATATAGATGGTTATTTTAATCTTTGTAGTAAGTTTCATAAAGTATTATTCTTAAAAAGATTAATAGACGAAACAAGTATTATAATTGATTTTAAAAAACCAACAGGAAAAACCTCTTATGGTTTTTCAATCCCAACAAATATTAGTCCTGCAGTTTTAGATAATATTGATGTTATTACTAAAAATGTAAATCAACAATTAGTAGACGTAGGTATTAGTAGTATATAAAAAAATACAGATTTGTAAAAGTTAAATATTTATAATCAAAAATATAGTAAAATAATGGCCTTATTAAACAATAATACTGTAACAGTTGATGCCGTTTTAACAGCTAAAGGTAGAGAATTACTAGCTAGAAATGACGGTTCATTTAGAATTACACAATTTTCATTAGCAGATGATGAAGTAGATTATACATTGTATAATCCTCAACAACCATCTGGTTCTGCATTCTATGGACAAGCTATTGAAGCTATGCCTTTAATGGAAGCATTTCCTGATGATACTCAAATCATGATTTATAAATTGGTTACTTTACCAAGAGGTACTGCTAAATTACCTGTAATTAATATTGGTTACAATAGTATTCAATTAAAACAAGGTTCAACTTTAACTATTACTCCTCAAACATTAAATTATTTAGGTGCTACAAGCACATTTGAGGCCAACGGATATGCTGTAACAATTGCTGATGTTAGATTTTTGTCTGTATTCTCTTCTACAGGTATTGATGGCGCTGAAGTCACAGCTACAGGAATTACTCAAACATTAGGATCATCAGTAAGCCAAACATTGATTGGTACTTCATTTACTTTAACAGGTACTACAATTAATACTTTATTTGGTTCTGGTTTGAATCAAATTACTACTACAATTACTGTATTAGGTAGAGATAGTGGTGCTAGAATTACGATTCCATTAACTGTAACAAAAACAAATTCTTAATAACATAATATGTCATTTGTAAGATATAACCCAGAAGATTCAGTAGTAAGTACCGAGACAGTTGTAAGACCAATGTGGAGTGGTGACACTAACACATTGCTTACTTACTTTACTTCTAGTGTAATCACTAGTTCTTTTTATATTAATGTATATGCTGAATTTCCAGGTAATTTACCTGCTACTTCAGCCTCAGTACAATTTGCTGTTCAATATGGTAACAAATACGGTAGTGGATCTGCTTATATAAACCCATCAGTAACTACTGTTCTTCCTGATAGTTCATCTTTAACTCCATCAAGAGTTGTTTATGGACAGTACAGAACATTATTGTTAGGAACAGAAAGTGGTAGTTTTGAATTTGGAACAGATTCTCCAAATGGAATTTATATAATTAACATAGCCAGAAATAGATATAAAGAACATATCCAACCAGGATCTATGACTTTATACTTATCTGCTTCTGCTGGTACTCTTGTTTTAACAGATAATAGCCAAATATCTTTAACTAGTAATTATACAACCGCTGGAACAGAATATTTTACAATAATCAGTGGTAGCGCAGGAGTTGCATCTCCAGTAGTTTCTCCATCCGCATCTGTTTATGGTTATTTATATCCTGATAGTGATATTATTATTTTAAACCCTACAGCTTTAGGTAAACAATTTGTTCAAGGAGGTATTAATTTTAATCCTACAGTAAATGCTCCTGGTACTAATAATAATATACCAACCCAATTTTATAACCTGATATCAGCAAGTGCTTCTGGATCCCAAGGATTCCAATTACAGTCAGCTGAAGATGTATCAGCTCATTTTTTCTTTACTAGGGTAAAAAACCAAGATTTTAACTATACAACTAACCCATCTATTATAGATGCAAATGGTAACTTAATTTATTCTACATTAATTAATAACCCACAAACATTTATTACAACTGTTGGTTTGTATAATGATCAAAATGAGTTATTAGCTGTAGCTAAGCTAAGTAGACCATTAGTAAAAGACTTTACTAAAGAAGCCTTAATTAAGGTTAAATTAGACTATTAATTCGATAATAATGTTATTAAATGGGATCATTCAAAAAGTTAAAATCTTCGGATGTTATAACAGTACCTGTTATAGCAAATAAACAATGGAATTTTAACTATTGTCCTATCCCTCAAAACGATTCTTACGTTAAAGTATGTAATGGTATTTATAAAACAGGTACATTCGTACCTGGAGAGGAATATATAACTGAGGGACAATATGATAGATTGACTTATGATCAAATAAATCAACTTTTCTATCATAAGTATACTAATAAACTCAATACTTCTTCACTAGCATCCTCAATCTATTACGAATCAGCTAGTAGTCAAAGACCTACGTCATCAGATTTTAACTTTAATAATGATCCTGGGTTTATAAATAATTTTCCTACTGCGTATGGATCTACTATAAAAGTAGTATACGTTTCTACTCAAATATATGGACAAAGAATCTTGCCATATAGTTTCCAAATGACATCATCTTTATTTGACTTTATAGATGATGGTAAAGGAA